TAAGTTCTTTTCCGTTGGACACGAATTGTTTTATGACACTGAAAGCAGCATTAGCTGCGGCTAGTTCTGCTAACATTTTACCTTTTCCTTATGGGTTTACAATATGCAGTTATACGTAAAGTAGGTCCTTCCTCCTGTGGTATAGGGGGTTGTTTATGCAGTCTCTCTGCAAAATATAGGCATCTATCTAAATCTTGAAAGGTTTGTGTTTGGTCTATTACTCTTACTCCCATCATAAACACAAGCACAAACTCAATCATATAGGTGCTCCTTGCACCTCTTCTTCTTGTTCTTCGTGACAGTCACAGTTGCACTCTTCGCAATCACAATCGTAACACTCACAAGTCTCACATCTATTTTTTCTTTTTTCGCTCATTTGCTTTCTTTAAACTTTCTTTAGCTTTTTTAAATATTGCCACAACTTCAGTCTTGCCCATCACTTTAGCTCTTTGCTCACCGACTGTAAGTATTTGTATCTTTCTCGCATAAGGCTTATTGATTTTTTTAACTTTTGCAACGGTTGCTCTTGCATCTGCTGGGGTGGCGAACTTGATGCTAACTGTGTCTTTAGGATTTTCATCCGTGTATAATCTTCTGTCTGAACCTTTGGGTTTTTTTCCTGTGCCAACTTTAGGATCTCTTTTTTTTCTTGACAACTTTCTTGTATCCCTTCTTTTGGTCTTTATTAATTTTACTCAAAGTCTTTGCTTGACCTGCATGAAGTTTAGAGGCTTTCTTCAATCCTTTA